TCGTCAAACACAGCGCCATTCGCGGCGCCAATGATGAATCGGCGAATATAACCATCGAACCCACCGAGAAAGATGGCGCGTTGATTCGGATCGTTATTGGCAAGATAGAAGCAAGACGCGGATGGCCCTATGTTCGCCGGAAATTGTTGCGGCCATAATCCACCCTTCCGACTATCATAAATCAACGATAAACCCTGAGTAGCGCCCCCAATCGGCGACACAAGCATATGCAGATAATGCAGGTCGGCATCCCACACCAAACTAATGATCTGCGTACCTGGATTTAGAAACTGGAAGAATTGATTGTATTTCGTCTTCGTCAGATTCTCCGGGGGTCGGTAGAATTCCCAAATCGGGCGCACGGAGAATAATCCGCCTGTGGCGATATAGTACAACGTCCCTTCGGGATCAATCGTCCAAGCATCTTTGCCGACCACGCCCATGTTCTGCGAAATGATTGTGTTTGTACCACCGGCAGCCGGATCGCCTTGATACATGAACATGGAATGTGTACATCCGATTAGGAAATAATCGTCGGTGTACGGAATCAGCGCAGTGATCGGTTCGCCGATGCGCCCACTCTCCGCTGGATCGTCCACGAAAGCCGCGTCCGAATCCAGGGCAGAGAAATTCCAATCATAGGGATTGCTGACCCGACTCGCATACAAGTTCTGCGGATTGGTTGAAGCGTTCAGCATCAGGCGTCCGCGCCAGTTGGCGGCAAGCGTCGGCGTCACCGGCGCCGTGCCGGTCTGCACGACGTAAGGAATCACAATTTGGTTGACTAGATCAACGTCAATGATTCCGTTTACGCCATCCACGATGTAGGCGTGCATGTTTATAATGGCAATGCTAACCTGAGTATTACCCGTCGCCAATGGCGGTCCGGCCTCTTGACCGCCGGCCTTTACAATCTGCGGAAACGGCGATGTGACTCCAAGCCAGACATATCCCTCGCATACGGCCACAAGGACTGTGCTATATAAAACTGGCGAAGCTGTAGATACCGTGGCGATCATTACCCTAGACTCATTGCGGCGGTTTGCCCGCTAATCAACTGCCCTACAATTGCGACCGTTACTGGCGAAGGCGTTGCATATGATCCGATCATCAACGGATTAGTGCCGTGGATATCATTTTGGAAACTACCACCGCTTGATAAACTTCCACTCCATGTACTTGCGGAGGGGGTAGACGCGATAACGAAACTAAGAGTCACTGAAAATTGTTTTCCCTGATAATCACTACTGCCCACGCCTCCGGGTGTAACAGTCGGCCAACTATCTGCCGGTATGGCGTTGTTTAATTCAATCTGATACGATGGCGCGCTATTCGAAACTGGATTCCAAGGCGTAAGTACGGTGAAGAATCCACTACCGCCATTTCCGCTTGAATTTGCCGGGATGGTAATATTAAATGAAATCGTGTAATTATATGATCCCGCAGTTGGTCGGGCAGTAAGTAATGGCGCGAATGTAACTGTACGAGGGGTTGTACTGGCAAATGAAAAAGTCCCGTTGCCGTCTGGCGCCACATTCGGCACCATTGGTATGCCCGCCAGATTGACAAGATTTGCGGCAACCATTCCTTGTATTGGGGTTGTTCCGAGTTGCGTGTCATACTTCTTCGTGATGCCAAACCGCTCGGCAACGCGCTCGCGCCCATAGATGTCATAGGGCAGCACGTTAAGTGCATCCCAGCATGTGGGCGGCTGGGCGCCTTCCGGGCCTTGGCCCCCCATTGGCTGTTGCTCACGAGCCACCGATTGCACAACGCCCCCGGTGGGGGACACAAGCGGTACCTGTTTCGTCTGCGGGATTTTCGCTGGATGCGGCATATAAAGAAGGCCGGCGCCTCACGAAAAGACGCCGGCCCCAGGAGGAGAACACGACCGGACTTTACCGAAGCGGGTTGCCATCTTCGGCGAGGGTGCCATCATCGCCCGTGGTATCGGTATCGTTGTAACTGACGATGGTGGAATCGTAGTGATATTCAAGCGAAGCAATACGCCCGACACCCGTTGTCGTCCCGGCATAGGCGACTTCGACCGCAATCACATTGTCGCGCAGCAATCCATTGCCGCTCAAATTGATCTCAACGACCTGATACGTTGTGCTGAGGGCGGCGTTTGCCGTATTAAACGGAAGGGTCGCCGTCACCGCGGAACCCGCGGAATTTGCCGCGGTCTTTCCTGGAAGCAAGATCGTCGGTGTCCCGGTAAGCGTGATGCCGGAATCGGCATTCGCCAGAGCAACCAGGACGCGAATAATGAAGTGATCGCTTGCCTCGTCATAATCACGCGGGATAGGGATAGAGAGGATGGCGGCGTTTGTGTCGCTAGCAGTCGTCACAAGTTCGGGTACGCCATTGACTGTGATAATAGTCGTGCCGCTTATTAGCGTGACATCACCAAAGCCAATATATTTATCAACCTGGATTCCGCCATCCGCGGCTGACGCGGTACCGGTAACGGTGTTAACGCCCGAACCAGAATACTCATTTGAGGCGCCATTGTCACCTGTAACAAGTTGCTTAATCATGTACAGGAAATTATTCGGGGAGAAGTGCATAGCGGAATCCTTAAATTACGATGTTCCAAACACTGGTACGGTCGGGCGTTGGTACCAATAATCACGGAAGGCCCGGATCGCCGGGGTCTTGCTTGTAGCCGCGGTCGGGTTGCCAAAATACCCCAGGCACTTCGGCACGGCGCGACCGTCTACCAATTTACTTTGCGGGAGGGCGGTGGTCTTGTAATAAGTCCAATCCGGCCCATCCATTGAATCATCAACTTCTTTTTCGCACAGCGCGTAGCACGCGGCCTTGATTGCCTCATCGTGCCCGAAGGGCGCTGGCGGCGTGTCGTACAAATTCACCAGATCATTGAAGTGCAGCGTATACGGAAATATCACCGATAGGAATTCACTGCTAATCCGCCATGTCATCAATTCCCAGCGTTGCCGCGGTGGGATATATCCAATGAAGGAATATGTCGGTGTCGGGATCAACCGAACCGCCGCCTCATATGGCGTGCCGGATTCAATGTTATAGTTTTGCCGACGCTGCCGGATCGAGAACTCATCAATCCACCGCAGAATCATCCCGCGGTTGGTATTGGCGATGAACGAAATCGGGCCGGTGTATTGCCCCCCGAAGTCGGCCGGTAAAGTATAATCGCCGGTCGCCACCATGCCGAAGCCAATGGCGTAATTACTCGACGTGTTCAACTGCCCAAATTGCTGGATCAGTGCGGGAATCTGCTCGGTCGTAACCACCGTGCCGGCTGGAAATGCGCCGCCCGGCACTTGAGGGGTTTGTGTCGGCACCACACTGGCTGGCGTGGCAATGACGTTCACCGTGTACGGGCCGAGGTATTGAACGATGGTGAATTGAGTCCCAAGTTGGGAAGATAGCGGAAACTCATCGACGGTCAAATTTAGGCCCGGTGTATTCGCGGGCGGGTTCCCGCCAATCCAGATCGGCCGAAGTTCCATCGACGCAAGAAAGGTCGGCGCCACATAGGGTACTTGCCCCAATGGCGGTGGCGGTGGAGGGGGAGGCGGACTGGTAAGGGTAAGGGTAGTGAGACCGGCGAACGGACCCGTGGAATTGTAAACCGCTGATACATTCGTCGCGTTTGTGGGATCGAACGCAATCTGAGGCCAGAGGTCTACCTGTGCAATTCGGTTCAGCCATTTCCACCCATTCGGTTCAGGACCATCATTGATGAACATCCGAATCGCGTCGTTAACAATGTCCTGGCAAAGCGCGAGATCAGCCGGATCATTAGGGACGCTCGGCACGCCCGTACCGTCAGCGCCGTAATATGCGAGTCCCAACTTCTTCGATACCTTTATCAGCAAATCCTCATTCATCAGAGCCGAGGTCGGCTCCGTGATCGGGAAGTTCGGATAATTAGAGGTTATCTGGGACATTTATAAAAGAAGGGAGTTGGGTATGCACATCGCTATAAAACCCAGGGTTAGCGGTTGCTCTACCCAACTCCCTTGGAAGGGAAAGAGAAAAATGCATTTAGTTGATCTTCGCCGCCGTGCGGAAGAAATCAATATCGAGAACGGGCGCCGCCGTGGTTGCAGTCGTCATCGACACAATGCCGCCATAATCGCTGGTCTGATCCCAAGTGCTATCGACCACATACTTCGCCACCTGATAACCATTGACAAACCAACGCGCCGTATAGGTGTCAAAGTTCACGCCAAGTTTGACGAATCCCGCCGAGCCGGTGTTAATCCCAGTCTGACCGGTTGTGCCCGTCACGACCAGAAGTCCGGGAGGAGTCGGGGGTGTATAGAATGGGTTGCCCGGATCGGGATTGTTGGCGTTGGCCGTCAGAACATTAAGCAGCACGGTATTGAGTGTGCCCTTGCTGTTGCCGTAACTTGGTATGGTCGTCGAGACGTTCGGCGCAACTGCGGTGCCTTGATTGAGGTACACGGCATCAAAGTTGGCCGGCAGATCACCATGCAGCCAGAATCCAAAGCAGCTTGTTGCCGCCTGGGCGCCAAGACTATTACTGGCGCGTGTGGCCGAGGCCGCGGCGACAATGCCGCCGTTTATGGCGGTCGTGGTCGGCACAAGGCCTTGCGTGTTAGCCACGCCCACGAAAATACCCTTGGCAGTTGTCACATCGCTAACGGCCAGGGATGCCTCGAACCAAATTCGACCCGTGCCACCGGAGGCGATGGGGCCGAGAGGCCGGGTGTAAATCTGCGTGAACGCTTGGGCGGTGCCGGCGACAGTCGCCGACAGAACGTGGTCAAACGTACCAGCCTGAACGAAACTCTGCGTCAGACCGCCGAGACCAGGGGTACCGGAGTTAGGAAGACCCGGCAAACTTGCAACATCGTAAAAATGCTGCGTTTGAAAATAACCGTTACCTTCGTCCTGTAACTCGTAGGCGAGGCAGTCCGCCCACACGCCGTCCGAAGGGGACTGCGGCAGATTGGGGTTCGTCTGCGCATATCGTGCAATTCCATAAGCCATATCAAAATCCTCAAATCAGAGTAGAAGTCAAGAACGCCATAACTCCTATGGCTTAGGTGGTCGGGATTACGTTGTGAAGGACAAAACCCGCCGTGCGCCGGTTCGTCACAAGGTTATTGTGCGAGCCATCAAGGAACACGGTGAAGGTCGTGTGCTGGCCGCGGTCAACCATCGGTTTGCTTTCCTCCATCCAGTACCCTTCCTGAACGATGGGTTGGAACTTGGACCAGTCAATGCAGTAGATCGGGTTCGGTGTGAATGCCTCACCACCGCCGGCCGTGACCGTGAAACCGTCAAGTTGCGGAATATACACAACGGGCATCTTGTTGAAATAAACGCAACCCTCAAAATTGTGCAGCATCTTGCCAGCCAAATCCTCCGGCTGGTTATCATCATCACGCTTATCGGCCAAATCTTCAAGTTCCGTCACCATATCGTCGGCGGCATAGAGCTTGATTTTCTTGCCAACGGCATCATCACCGGGGGTCTTGACGAACGGAGCGGGCTTAAAGCGCGTGCGGCGCACGGCGCTGCGAAGTTTCCGAAGCAGCGCGTTGTCAACGCGATTGTATACATCGGCGTAATTCGCCCACTTTGGTTCGGCGCTGGCATCAATGCCGGCGCAGACCGTACCGGTCGTACCATTCTGATAACGGATGGTCGTGGCGTTGAATCCGCCGACCGTGGCGCCATTGGCCAGGAAGTTGATATAATACGGCACACCATACGGATACAGTGTGTCGGTGGAACTTGTCGGCGTCATCCAGCCGCGTTCCTCGATCAGTTCGGCCAAATCCCACATGCGCTCCACGCGCCGGGATTCAAGCAAGTTGATGAACCCCTTCGAGGAGTTCTTATTGCGAAGGATTTCGACCACATCCCAGGAATAATCGGTCCCGATCTGGGTCCAGGGCACGTTGATAACAAATTGGCTCTGGTCAACGGTAGGCTGGTCAGTATCGTACAGCCGTCGATAGCGCGCGCGACCATGACGGTCAAGAATTGCGTTGCGCTGGATTGAAGTGCCGCCATCGACTTCTCGGCGGGATTCCTCGTAAATCTGGCAGAATTCGTAGTGTTGGCTGTCCCACATCACTTCAAACTGCCCTTTGGGCAGGTCTCGGAGAGTGGTCGCCAGAAGATCAGCTAATTGACTTGCATCGACGCCCATGAGAGGTTCCTTGAATCGTTAAGACGTAAACACTCGCTTCATCCTTGAGGCGACGTTCTTTTCGAGTTCGTCCCGGTTCTTCGCCGGTTTTTCTCCGCCAGGGTTCGCGCCCCGGCCGGATGGTTTTACGGAAAGTCCTTTATTCCGTTTTTGCAACTCACCGCGGATTTCCTCACGCGCGGCGCTTTTCTTGAACTTCGCGCTGATGGCGTCATGCGCCATCGTCAACGCTTCTTCAACCGGCAACGTGCGGCCCTGGAACGCGGCGCCGGCACAAAGCGCGTCGGCATATTCCAAAACCTGCCTGCGCGTCTCAATCTGCGCCTCAGGGAGTTTATGCACAGGGCCATCCCCGTAGAACTCCTTGAACGGCTTCAACTCGACGCCGGCGAAAAATCCCTCGACTTGCTTGCCGAGTGTATCATTCGCCGCCTGATCGGTGCGCTTCTGCGCGGCCGTCACTTGGGGAAGAACCGCGTTAATGCGGTCGATCACACCATTTACCGGCCCGACGAGAACATTCAGGAGTTCGTCATCACCATACTTCTTTCGCAATTCCTCAATGTCGAGCTTTGCGAGCGCGCCTTGCGGGATTGCGGCGGGTGCCGTGGGCTGGGCGACTGGTCCGGTTTTGCCAGCCTTTGCCTGCCGGCCGAGTTCCGCCATCTTGGCGATCTCAGCATTACGAGTCTCATGCACCTTACGGGCGAAGGTCAGAAAACCAGTGCCCTGAGACTTGAACGCCGATTTGATCTCATCATCAGACCACTCGGCGGCTTTCAAAGATCGAACATATGCAGCCGGAAGGGTTGGGGCGTCGTCAGCCGCAGCTTCGGTGCTAGGTTCCTCTTTGGTTTCAGATGGCGCCTCATCCTCTTTCGGGGGCGCCTCATTTCGTTCATGCCGGACCGCTTTACCGGCCGGCTTGTCTGGCGTGCCTTCAATGACGCCAGTTGACTCATCTTCCTTGTCAACCGTTCCCATTATCGACGCAAATTGATCGTCGATCCTGGATGCCAGGGCTGATTTGTCCTCAGTGGACATCTTGGCTTTATTCGACAACACTCTCGTATCGTCAATATTCTCCGCCATCGCGCTCTCCGTTGCCTGCTATGCAGGGGTAAGTTCGAGGTGCTACAGGTATATTATACCACATAAACCGGATAAAGCCAACTAATTTCGCTCAGAAAATCCCGCCGCGGCCAGGGCTTGCATCTTGCCTTTGCGGTTCTTTGCTATCGGCACCCCATACATGGGGTTGCTCTGGTCGTCCGAGATTTCGATATCAGGACATTGCTGTTGAAATTTCCTGACTTCCTCCGGCGTATCCGCGGCGATACTGAACATTTCAATCGGCTTGTGGAAGTTTTGCAAGTCGGTGTGAACGTGGGATATCTGCTTCTGGTAGTGGGCGCCCTTGCACTTCGGGCATGTCGTCAGTACGGTCGCCATCGTATGAAGCTCGATGTCTTCGTGATTGCAGTCACCGCATTTGTATTCATACAACGGCATTGCGCCCCCAGGTGAAATTGGGTGTAAAGCGGATCAGATAGTTCGGCACTTCCCAGACCTGACCGCTCGCATCGAATACAACCGTCCACAGCCGGTCGAGGTCGGGTTGGGTTTCAACGAAGATCGCCATGCCACGGCCGGTCGAGCCTTTCCAGTCCGCCGCCGGCATCACTGTAACTTCCCGCGGCGTGTTCAACTCCAAAACCATGTTAAATACCTCTATGTCCGGCCCGGCGCAGATGCCCGTGCGAGGCCTTAGAATGCGACGATGAATCGGGATGCGCGCCGCCGCCCTTCACATGTTCAGGCAGCGATTTGATTGACGGCGTTTTCGCGGCCCACTCCTTCGCCATCTGCGGATGTTGGGAGTACATGAATCGGGCTTGCGCTTTCGATTGAAACGGCATTGGATGGTCCTTGCAAAAGTCGGTCAATATCGTCGGCCCAGCGGTCGATGGTAAATTTCTCTTTCACCAATTCTCGGTTATACCATCCCATTGATTCGCGTCCGGCAATGGATGCATTCGCACAATGACGAATGGCGGAAGCCAATAATTGTGGATCATCAACAGGAAATACATAGCCGCGTACCCCACAGTGCATCAATTCACAGAGTCCGCCAACATCGGCAAAAACTACGGGTTTGCCGGCTTCCAGCGCTTCCAGCGCCACAAGGTTAATCAGATCATCGCGCGAGGGAACAATGACCAGATCGCATTCATCAATGGCGCGTTGCTTTGTCACTTCGTTGACACGGCCAACCCAACTGACTCGTGAGGCGCCAGTCTTGATCTCGCCGAGTTCCTTGTAGAATGTCGGTTCGGCATAACTGCCGATGAAATTCAATTGGTACTTGGGATCGTCCAGAATCTTCATTGCCTTCAACGCGATGTCATGCCCTTTGCGGCGCTGGATAGACCCCAGTAGTAATATCCGGAAGTCGTCATGGCGTGATGCGGGGGGTAGCTGATCTCGTATGACGATTCCGGGTGCAGAAATATCAATGGGTTGGTTTCGGAAGGGTTGGTAGAGTCCACGGGAGTACTCACAGTCTGTGAAGACGGCACTGGCTCCGTTAAAGGCGCGCTCGACAACGCGGGATGTATAACTGGTTCCCTGAGTCTCAGCGGCTTGGAGGTTACGAAGTTGTTCAACCCATTCTGATGTTTCATGGATACCCCAAACGCAACGGACCCCCATATCGGCAGCAGCGGCGACGGATCGGATCGTCACTAAGGTATTCGCCAACAGGGCATCGGCGCCATATAGTGCCGACCGGGCGATTGTTTCCTCGCCTAGAATGCCAGTCACAACCTGGCATGGAATACCGATGTCGTTGTACCAATCAATTAAAGGACCAACTGATGGTGAGATGACATGAATTTTCCACTTTGCACGCAGTTTTTCAACAAGGTGGAAAAGGCCGATTGGCGCCCCAGATTCACTTAGATCATGGGTGATTACCTCTAAAGTCTTCATTTCTGTTCTCCTTCTTATGTCAGGAATACGACGCACTATTTCTTACGCCTTCATATATGGGCCTTCGTCCTGAGCACCCGATCCGCCGTTCCATTTCGACATTTTAGCGCCGTCCTTACCCGCAGCGTTGGAATCCGGTTCATCCTGATCCTTCGGGTAGAAGGTCTCCTGCATCTTCTTGCCGACCTTGGATTCGAGTGCCTTGCGGGATTGTTTGTGGGCCGCATTCACCGCATCCTTCTTTTTTGATAGATGGGCGTGTGCTTTGGCATGGCGGTCAGGATCGCTCTTGATTTCCTCCGCCTTCTGCAAGGCGTCAGCATCAGAAGCAGCAGCAGTATCGTCAGGATCATAGGGATCATTTTTCGGCATAATTAAACTCCTGCCGTAGCGTTAGCCAGCGGCGGTTTGGCGGTACTTGGGGTGAAAGCATGGCGAATCGCCAGCTTGATTGCAGTTTGCGCATCGTTGGCGCCGGCCTGGGCGCCCTGACGCTGTTGTAATCCTGGGGTGGGTGGGGCGCCCTGCACGTTGCCGGGCTGCCCATTCTGGGCGATGGCCGGTGCTAGGCCGGGATTCGGCTGGCCAGCAATCTGCCCTTTGCTGGGTCCAGGTTGCGGACCCATCGCCATACGTTGCATGGCGGTTTGCTGCACCTGCGGCGCGAGCAATACTTCATCCATCCACTCAATTCCGGCGTCATGCGCCATCCTCACGAGGAAAGCGATGGGGTCGAATGGGATGCCCATGCTACCGAATATCTGCGCAGCCGAGGCGACGGCCGGAAGAATTTGCTGAGCGAATGCCATAGCCTGTTGGAGTCGGGTCTTACTGTCCCTCCGTCCCATTGATTCCGGTTCAATGTTAAAAGTGAAGTCGAGGAAATCGCCCCGACGTGCCTCCGGGGTAAGTATGACTTGCACATCCTGCATTGTCGGCGGTTGCAGGAACGGTTCACCAGTCGGCCCAAGCACAGGGCCACCGGGCGCCATCTGGCGCCGGGTGAGCGGAATCTTCATCAGCGGGTCGGTGTGAAAATACCATGCGCGCTTCCGAGCCTCGCCCGCGGCCATCTGGTACACGAGGTCTTTCATGTCTTCCAGGCCTATGCTCGCATTCTGTTGCAGGACGTTCACCGCGGTCGCGCTCTTGCCTTCAATTCGCTGACCCCCAATCTGGTCGGGGTTTGCGGCCATCTGGTTGAACCAATCCTGCAATTGTGCGAGGTTGCGTTCGTTGCTGTTCTGTTGGCCCCCGAAATGATAAACCTGGACACCATCGGGATCATCAACCTTGACTGCTTCGCCATCGCCGGCATCACGAAGTTCCGTCGCATCATCAGCCGATGACGCTTTATAACCCATTATGTCTTTTTGCCGTTCCGCCTGTTCCACAATCTTTTTGGCCATGCGATTAGCCAGGACATGAAGATCATACCAAATACCCACGGTAGGGATAGGAAGCGGGTTTCCAGGTACAGGTGGTGTAAGGGAGAGTAGCGTGTATGGGCCTTCTTTGACTCCATAATAATCATCCACACGCAAATAATCATCAAACAAAACATCATCAGACCCGGGCACCGTAACGATGGCATTGGCTGATGGAACCCAGATTTCGGCAATTTCAACTTCATCTTCCAGATCGTAGTTATCTTCAACATTGATCTGTCGCATCGACAAGTCGAATGCTTGACGCTTCCGCTGTTCGTCGCTACAAATCGGGAGTCGGTTCACAAGGTCTTCATCATACAAACCCGTCTCAAGTAGAGTCCGGCGGGGTACTCGAATCTTATCACCGATAAATGCCGCGTCCCGGAACATGTGGTCTCGACAATTCGGGTCAATAACGAAGTTGTCAAAGTCTACCTTCTCAGTGTAAACGGTGCCAGGGTCAAGAGACTCTTGGCCTTTATCGTCGTCAAATACCGCAACGCTTCCGGATGTGGTGAGGCCAGTTTTGAGAACTCCGAGTGTGAATAAGGCGTCAACGATGACACTCCGGTAAGTATTTCGGATGTCAATCTGCATGTCATGGTTATCAAGGGCGAGTCCGAGAAGGTTTGCATATTCCCTCGCTTGCAGATAAGGGGTCATTACCGTATGTTTGGGGAACGACATCACCATTGTCGGGATCAACACACGGATGGCGTTGAAGATCAGATTGATCGGGGCCGTACCTACCTCGCCCTCAGTCTTATCATAATATGAACCGCAATACTCCTGGATGAAATGAACCCGCGCGGCCCGGAAGGCATCCAGGCGTTTGAAGCCGCGCTGCACGGTAAGCTGGAATTTCCGTGGACTTATTTCATCCGTGTAGGACATTACAGCGTCCCTCCATAGATGACGCTATATGTGCCGGTGGTAAGCGCCGTGAATTGGAAAGTGATCGAGTACATTGGCCCCGGCAGCGTGAAGAAGAATTGTGTCGCCACGTTCGCTGGAGCAATAAATGGGAACGGTAGGCCACAGGGTAACGCCTGAGCCGCGGATGTTCCGTCTGTGGCGCCGAGTATCTCGCAACTAATTGCAGACCCAGAAGGGGCGGTAATTGTCACGCTACCTTTCAAGTCGATGCTGGTAACAGTGATGACACTAGAAAGAGTCGGCGAAGTTGTTACGCCGGTGACGGTTTGATTGAAAGTTTGACCCACAGTGACTCCGGTAGTTATCTGAACGCCTTCGCCAGTCCACGAATTAAAATAAGTATCGGTGACGTAGACCCGATACCAATATTTTGTGTTCTCCGCCAATCCCGAATCGGCATGAGTGGTTGCTGTGCTTCCTGTTCCCACATTCGTATACGTTCCCGGCGAACCGCTCATATCGGGTGCGCGTTGGAATTGGTAAGTATATGGTCCCACACCTTGCGTTTGGGTCGTCGTACTGGCAAATGCTCCACTCCCAGTAATATCGGACATTGTGACGGGTTGCACATTGCCGATCTGGCTCGTAGAACTTAGTATGTATCCGGTATCATTGGTAAGGGATACCGTCGTCCCCGTAGCGCCACTCGTTATCTCACAAACCCCAATCTGTAGATTTGGGGTGTTACTGATCGTTATTCCGGTTCCAGTCGTAACCGTGACGACATCTCTGATAACTTGCGCGCTAACCGAATTTGGTAAATCAATACTTATTCCGGTTTGAGTGCCCGCAGAAATAGTAAGATTATTGCATTGAAAATCAAGTGTCCCTGATCCACTGTAGGTTACTGCTGGACCGTTTAAACCCGATCCGATGGAAAAAGTATATGTTCCCGAATCACCCTTTGTAGTCCCAAACCCAAAGATACTGACATTAGTGGTGATCGCACAAACTCCTCCGGGGACATTGCTAGAACTGGTTGTGGTCGTTTCACTACCAGAACAATACAAACTGGAAGAATTCCAAAGGGTTGCCAATGCAACCGCCTGCCCAAGTGTCTGTAGTGGACCACCCATCCAACCATTACTGACAGTGCCGGTTCCCGCAGAACGATCCAATGTCCATGTATTAGCCACGGTGCTAACGGACATTATTTCATAACGGCCGACAGTCAATCCAGTTCCCGCGATGATATTTATGATATTGCCCGCATCACCGGTAACAACTGTATATCCCGTAAGGGTGGCCGTCGTCCCGGAAATTACACAGGTATTACCATTGCCGGCGAGATTGGAAGCGTATGCCTCCGCCCCATAAGTTCTATCCACCCCGCCGCTGATCGTCGGATCAAAACCTCCACCGAGTATGTCGCCATACTCTCCATTTTGGTTGACCACTACAACAGTATTTGAACTAACAGCCATTATGCGTGCTGCAATTCTGCAAAGTTAAACCGCTTCGGATACCGGGCGCCGCCCTCTTGCGTTTCTAACTTTCGACGCTTTTTCCATTCAGCCAGTCGATGCCCAAAGGATCGTTGTGGGACAACCCGTTCCATGTCTCGCCACTTGGGCATTTCACTGAGGGCCAACACGGCAAGCATGTCGGCAATAACGCGATCTCCATGAGTCTTACGGGCGCTGGCGCTTTCGGCGACAAGTTCAGCCGGCCCGATTCCACCGTCATCATATCGGATGTAGGTGAGCGCTTCGTCCAGGGCTGCGGCACTTCGGTTAATGTATTTGCCGTGGGCATAAGCTCGGCGTAACAGTCCGAGGGCCGTGGCCTTGGCTTCGGTATCCGACCGCCATCCATAGCGCTTGCCAGACTTCTCAGACAATGTGCCACTTTGCCGACGAAAATAAACATAGGGATATTTATACGTTCGACAAAGTTGCCGCCCAAAGTCCATGCCCGGATCACCATTGTTTTCCCAGATGATAAGAGGGCGCCGGTTACGTCCTCCAACCCATATCGCGGCAGCGCATGTGATGCGCGCCAATTCATACGGCGGGGTGTTCGCGTCCGCAAATTCTGCAATTTTCTCTCGTGTCTCATTGCATGTCACATTGATAATGGAGTTACTCGCGCCCTGACCCTTGCTGATATCAATCGACAAGGTATACGAATAACACTGATCCGGCCGGCCCTTAATCAAATGCGTCCAGATCGACCACGGTCCTGTGGCGAAGTTCAGGGATAACTTTGCGATATTTCGTCGGGTAATGGATTCGACAACATCCTCATCGGATAATCGAGATCGGAATCGAATAGTTGCCCGTCTTCGAGGCGGCTTGGCGAATAAGCGTTTGTGCTGCTCAAGGATGTGGGCTTCAAAGAATGTATCTCCTGAACCGATGTGATCCATGTCGAGTTCAGTGGCGACTTCTTTCGGCGTGCTGGTCGCACAGTACTGATCGTACCAGGGGCTTCGGATGTGCCACGCATTATTTTCATCTTGCACGACATATCGGCCGGCTCCTTTCTCTGGATGTTCCCACCAGGGCATGACAAAGACCGGGATTGACCCGCTCATCCGCCATTTGCTGTACGCCGTGCCGGCACCCCAGGGAGTGGAGGATACAAGTCGGCACGCTGTCACATCCTTCGTGGATTGCTTGATCGCCTCCGCTTCCTTGACCTTGGCGAATTCATCAAGGTAGATCGAAGTGCGGCGATCCGATGAACCGGCAGTTGCATTCGCTAATTCCGCATCTATTCTGGTCTTCGTATCCAAGTTGACGATATGCAACTTCTTCCGAAGAAGCTTGGTCAACATCCACGAAGGTAGACGAGATAGAATATAATCTATTTTGCCGAAGAGGGTACCCGGATCCGAAAGAGTTCCGAACGGATAATTCTTCGGCAGACCATCCAGTGAGTCGCACGCATCCTCTTTGCGGGAGATCATCAGATGGCTCTCGTACTGTCGGAACAAAAGTCGATGAGTATAGACCGCTATGTGCATCCATGTTACACCCATGTCACGGGACTTGTCGGTCAATAACGAATCGCCTTCATCAATACAGCGCTCGATATCCAAGATTCCCACGTCCTGCCGCGGCCATGTCACAAAGGGCAGATGCTTCGCGTCGGATTGCTTAACCTTGCCACCTTCACCGGCCTCGAAAACCCGGAGAGTGAAAACGAAGGTGTTGATCCAAAACAAAATGGATTGACTGCACGCGGTATAAAGATCGCGCTGCACATCCTGATCCTGTTCCGCAGCTTGCAAGAGTCGAAGGCGGTATGCGAGATTACGTTCCGGCACCTTGGGTACGCGCAGGCCGGTGATGGGGCATTCCCACATATCGGGTAACACGATGGGAATGAGGACGGGTTTCTCGGCAAAAACATTAGCCATTTGCTTCAGCCCATACCGCAATAAGTGCAATCACAAAGCCCGTCACTATTACGCCCGTAATGAAACCGAGTATAAACATGATGTCTTCCTATATTGTTTGGTTGACCGAGGTATCGCCCTAACCGCCGCGGCCAGTTTAACTTCCCCCGTAGCCCGGCGCCGGAGGAAGTCTTCGGTCTTTCCGGCTTGAATCACATCAAGCGGAAGTTGATTTTTCCAATCACTCAGACTCATTGAATAACTCCCGTGTTCGAGTGATGGCGCGATCCTTGAGAACTTCAATAAGCCCTATCTGGTGAGTCAAAGAGCCGGTACGAAAATACTTGGTAACGGGTTCACCCACTGTGGCCTTGGGTATAAAACCGACAACCAATGTATTGCACCGATTTCTTAACTCGTACAATAACCCTTCAGTCGATGCCAGGGTCAAATCTTCGCTGGATTCCGTATCTTCATCACTCATGATTCGCCTCTTTAACTGCCGAGGCATGACGCTGGCCGCAGGACTGGCAGACTATAACCTCGCGGAAATCATGCACACACCAGCATTCGGCATGACAACGTTCACAATCCCAGGACTCAATTACCAGAGGACCGTTCACTCCCGTCGCGTCGATTATCGCATCCAGCACCGGCCCCAGGGCCAGGGTCTTCTTTGGTGACTCCAACGACGGCAGGCTCCGGTCGTGACTTGCGCGGCGGCGGGCCTTGCGCCACGCGCGCAGCAGCATTAGTAATAGCGACGAAAGACTCACGAACCCGATCAGTAGCCGTAATTGCATCGGCCTTCTCCTCGCCGGACGCAGGAGCCGGCTTACCTTCAATCCGGTCGTAAAGAAAGGTCTGTGCCCAGGGGGCCGGCGCATGGGGAATCTTGATCGCATTCCCGTGGTCATCCAATGACTTCTCAATGTAGCCGAGCGCCTGATCCCAAATGAGTTGCGCCAGCACGTCGGCACGAGTCAAGGCGTTGCCCTCATCATCACAACTTATGGCCTGCACGGCGAGTTCTCGCAGCGCCGCGGTGAGCCGGGCGCGACCTGGGGCACGGGGTTGGGATACGCTGGTGGCGGGCATTAGAATTTGATTCCAAGTTTGCGCGCGGTGATATGCACGCTAAGCAAACCGATGGTGAAACCGGCGCCAATGGGAATGGCGAAAATAAACGCAGTAAAAAGATCAGGCATGATGCCTCCTGTATTAGTAAAACGCACGACTGGGCGCACACTGCCACGACTTCTGACCCTGGTAATCCTGGGCAACAATCCGGCCGGTGCCCTGCAATCCGTAACTGAATGTGCTGGGACCGCTGGTGAGTAGAGATGGCGTAATACCGACTGGAAGGGACTTGCCCTCCTTGCCGGATACATCCAGTGACTCCACGCCATTGATGCCGCCGAGCGTGCCAATAGTCGTGGCCTGGGTTGCAGATGTGGCGCCGGCGGCGACATTCAATACATAGAGCAAATTGCTCGTATCGTCATTGGTGGCGAGCGTCAACTCATCGATGATGAGGCGCTCGTAGGACTGCAACGTGCGAAGTAACCCATTGGCATCATAGATGCCCACGGCCACGCTGGTGACATTGGCCACGGCGCCTTGATAGGAAAGGTTAACTGTCTCGCCTTGTGTTGGAACGCTGTGCATGAGTCTACCTTCATTCGCTAAATTAAAGAGGGGCCGATACAGCCATACATGGTATCGACCCCTAGGTTGGCATCATGGGTAGGTCTCCGTTGATGCCCCCAGGTGAGACTACCACACTGGGTTGAAGTGCCTGACCGGGAGTTATCCGGCGTCTATGGCACCTATATAGTGTACCACACAAATGCCCCAATAGCAACTTTACAGTTTGTAAAGGTCAATATTTTTATTTGGTGGCGGGTGACTATCGACCTCCTCCCAGGTGGCGGGTGGCAGGGTGAAAGGTCATACCCGGCATATATCCTATAGCCGTCATTGGAGTTACAATCGTATCGTCCCATAATATACCCCGCGGGCCGGACGGCGGGCCGGGCCGATGCGTGTCGGCGAATAGGGATGGGCCTAGGTCACCTTTACAGGCAGTCAAGTGTTGTAAAGGCGTGTTAGGGTAAAGTACGTGGTTTTTGCGCAACCTTTACAAGCTGTCAATGATGCCCAAAAACAACATCACTAATTTATTCTTGCT